CCTTGAGCAACTAAATGCACAATAGCAATTTTAGTCAATTCAGAAATTATAATTCTTTGAATTCTTTCAATTGTTCTAGCAAAACGAACATCTTCAGCTGCTAAAGTAGCTTTACCTGAAATTCCTTCTTCATATCCAATAAATGCTTTTGGCACTTTTAAAGCTGCCATCATTTTATTACGAAGATATTCAATATCATCAATACCGGTAAATTCCATACCAGCTAATGTATCAATTTCTGTTCCAGATTGTCCACCACGAACTGGTAGGAAATAATCTTCCAACATGTTTTGCATATTGAATTTAAGATTATACTCTCCTGTTTTTTCATCTACATACGGAGTCTTTCTCATGGTGTTCATGATTTTCTGCATGTAGTTATCAACTTCATTAGGTGGAATATTACCTACGTCAATTTTAAATATACGCTTTTCAGGCGCGCGCATAATACGATGAATTAACATCGCATCTTCCATCAATGTTAATTGTTTCCAAACTTTACGACCACCTTCAATCATTGATTTACCATATGGTAAAAAGTTTGAATCTGTTAAGTTTCTAAAATGCGCTATTTCGAAATTTTCATAAGTGATGTTTCCTCCGCCTAGCTGTTTGAATTGTACGTGATATGGATTATTAATATCCATTCCTTCCTCACGAATGATTTCATATGCTGACATAGGAGTTACATTGATAATACCGATTTCTTCTTGCACATCTAAATGCAAATATAAATCTCCATATTTACACATATTACGTGTCCATGGCCAAAGGTTAAATTCTACATTTAAAATATCATAAAATAAATTATGAAGTATTTTTTTAATGTTTTCGTCGTTACTGGTAATTCGCAATACATCTCCAAAATCGTCTTTCATTACGGTTTCATCTGCATAGATATCTAATGCTGAAGAGATAATTGAATCTTGATCCATTACTTCATAATCTGTATACAATTCTGTTTTAGAAGAAAAGTAGTTATAATTAGGATTATAAGTATTTAATGAATTAGGACGTACGCCATGTAAGCGTGTAAAACGGTCGATAAACTTTGAATTATGTGCATTACCCAAAGATTGTAAGTGATCGTTATCAACAACTCGTAACTGATTTTTTCCAACTCTGCGCACTACCACATTATTATTGAATAGTCGTTTTAAACGACCGAATAATGATTTGTCTGCCATAGTGTGATTATTAAATTATTTTAAATAAATATCTATTTTTTAAAGAAGCCATGTTAAATCTTCATCTTGACCTTTTTGACCGGTGCTCATTGTCCAACCGGCTTGGTTTCTAGACCCTGCATTAGCAGAATATACGCCATTTCCCTTACCAAAATAGTCTAAAGTTTTTCTGTTTAATTCAATGCCTTGTTGTCTTAATTTAAGGGCCGTATCCCTTATCCACAATCCAATACAAAATGATAACACAAGGTCATCATTATAACCATGCTGTGCTTCTGCTTTTGAACCATTCCAAATAAATACGAAAAGCTCTTCAATTAATCGACGACTACGAATTACCGGAACTCTTTCTCTCATGTAAGTGTCTAATTTGGAAATTACCAAAGGACGAGTACGAGAAGAAGTTGTAAATCCAGGAGTCATTTGTGATGTATCTTTTAAATCTACATATCTAGCTAATTGTTGAGATACGTCTGATACTTGACCATCTTTAGGAGAATAATATAAATTCTTATAGCCTCTGTCAATTGCTACTTGAATAGAAGCCCAACCTACATTGGCATTTTCAATTACTAATAAAGCATCATTGTATTCTGTAGCAATATTAACTAGAAGATTTCCATAATCTTTAGTAGATATTTGGCCTTTGAATTCCGCTACTTGCGTTACTGATTCTACATCAATAACATGAAATGCTGAATAGTCAGCTCCATCTCCACGAGCAACGTCCGCTACTACAATATAGTCTCGAGAATAATCTGGTTTCTCCCAAATCCATAAATTTTCAGAATCTCTTTTTTCTATAGGATCTTGTATTGTAGTTTGATTATACCATTGTAATAAAGCACCATCAATTACAGTATGTCCAGAAGAAATAAAGTCACAATCACATTCTTGAGCTGCTCCTTTAGGTCCTAATAGTTCATCTTGTTTATCTCTCCAAATTTGATTTCTATCAGGATGCACCGACCAATGCAATCTAATAGTATTAAATCTGTTTCGCTTCTCTTCAGCCCCTACCCATGTTTTATGGAAAAAATTACCAGTACCATTAGGAGTTGATAATATAATAGCTCCACCTCCTGTTGCTAGCGTTTGCTGTGCTGATATCCAAATTTCTTCTACATTGGAAATAAACGCAGCCTCATCTATAATCAATAAAGACAATGCTTCAGAACGACCAGAGTCACCTGATGATGAAGTTGCTTTGATTTGAGACCCATTATTTAATCTGAGTGATAATTTATTATCTTCTGCTGCTGGTAATTTAAGCCATGAAGGTAAATTTTCATACATGACTTTTACCTTTAATACTAGATTTTTTGCAACCTCTTGTTTAGTCGCAATTACTAGGATATTCTTATCCCCAAAAAACGTCATAAGCCATAGTGCATAGCCTGCACTTAATGTAGAGATACCTAGTTGCCTAGATTTTAATATGATGTTATAATCGTTGTCTCGCAGGTCTCTTAATGCGGTCTCTTGAAATGGATATAAGTGAAATGGAATTTTACCTTTTTGAGGATGTTGGATCTGGCAATACTTTTTCATAAAGTGAACCGGATCCTGTAAACATTTCTTGTATTCTTCTCTTATAATATCCTTTAAGGATTGTTGACTCATAACTTATTTTTTAAGTGAAATCTTCCAAAGCATAGAACCTTGGATATATGTATTTAATTCAGAATTTGTTCCAATTCCTAATCCATACATATGGTCTTTTTTAGTTTTTAATATTGCATTAAATCCTATTGTAGTGTAACTAGGTTTTTGAATTCCTAATGAACCTCCTAAATATAATTGAGTTCTAGGTAATTCTTTTAAATATGTTGTATTGTTAATTACAGTTTTAATTATTTGTGCATTCCATTGTCTACCAACTAACCCATTTTTAGTAATGCTGTCTATTACAGAAACATATCCTAAACTATCTTTTAAATTTAATGTATCTTTGTAAACGTGCATTGCAAAATATTCTTTAATAATTGCAGCTGTGTCAGCGTTTGCAGGAATTTGAATATATACTGGAACATCTCGATAAATGTCTTTTCCTTGTTTATAAACATTGTGATTAACTGATACTTTTACAGTATCAATTTCACGTTTAATTACCTCATATTTTTTTCCATCAATTTTTAAAATTTCTTTACCATCTTTTGTAGTGGTTGAACAAGAACGTTGTAAAAAAATCACTGCAGCAAGTACAGCGATTATAATGTAAGAAAAATTCTTTTTAATAAATGTCATAATCTACCTTTTTATTTAATATAAATATAAAGGTAGTAAATATTAGGTAATAATTGCCGGGGCTGACGGCGTTACTGTGGTTGCAACTACTGGTGCTGGACCTGCTACGCCGGTTACTGATTGTCCTGGAGGAACGATTACTGTAGCTGTTTTAATATAAGCATCTATTGCGGTTGCTAAATCTTTTGCAAGAGTTCGCTGCGCAGCTGCTAAATCAGTTTCTCCAGTTGTCATTTTTTGAAATGCAGCTAGAATTTGAGCTTCTAAAACTGTGGTAATTAACATAAATTATTTATCTTTTACAGGACCGCCTACAATCCAAGCATTACATGTTCTCGAACCTGCACACTTAAATTTAAGCATTGTGCAATATCCTAATTTTCCAGCTTCTATAGTATTCCAAGCGTCTTTTTCAGCTCCTTGAGTATCATCTAATTCTGCCTCAGCTTCAGGAGCTTCTGGCTGTAACCATGAAGGTACTTCAGCAGCTTCCATTTGTTGTTCTGGCCCTTGTTCTACTGGCTTCTCTTCAGGAGCTACGTACTTTTCTCCAGATGCTAATCCAACTTCAATACAATTTAAAATTCTAGAAGTAATATTAAAAGCGGCACATGAATTACATCTTGAATCCTTAGCTTCTTCCATGGTATCTAATTTCCAAGTAGCCGCTTTATCTTTCCAAAATTTAATATTTGGATTGTTCGGATTCAATGGACCATATCCATATTTGTCAATAGCAATTTGACGATGTTCTAAATTAACCTCAACGTTTTGAGTAGCTACGGGGCACTTTGGTGCTTCGTCTTCTTTTAATAAATCTACTAATTTTATCATATTATTTTATTTTGATAATAGACTTTTTAAGCATATTATCTAATTTTTTATTTACTGATTCTTCTTGTATATACGGCTCATTATAATTAACAACTCCTTTGGAAATATTTTTCATTGCATTAACTGCATCATCAGTCTGAGGCATTACATCTCTTTTAGGTGCTCCGGCTACTGGCTGTGATGTTTTTTGCATTGAATTAATATTAGGTACTACAATACCATCTGCAATTCCTTCTGCTTTATTTACATTTGCAACTTTAGAACGAAATCTTTTAAATACATCAATACACTCTGGAGTGATATTTTTAATAACATACTCACGAACAAATTTAGCGTCTGCTTTTAAAAGATTTTGACCTTGCACGCTTTGAGTTGGTACTTTACCTAATTCAGCTGCAATAGCTAATTGTACTATCTTTAATACATCTACAGGATTTATTTTAGGTCCTACTAAATCAATAGCATCAATTACACCTCTGGAATTCATAGCATATAACTGACTCCATCTATGATGTCCGTCTATAATATATTCTCCATTGTAAGTTACAATTGGAGCTTTAATAGTTACTGTGTTATTTCCTAAACAATTAGCTAGAGAATCTGCTTTTGTTAATGGCCACTTCAATGACCCATTAACATCAATTTCATTTTGAGTAGGTCTTAAATCAGTTACTTTAATTGCTTTTGAAACTGCTTTTAATAAATCATCTGTTTGGTCTCCGTCTGTTCTGCCTGAAGTGATAAATGCTTGCACTTTTTTATCAGACGCTAATGTACCTAATTTAGCAACAAACTCTTCATAGTTTGAAACTTTAGTAATTAAATCTTTTACTTCTTCAGCTGCTTTATCATCTGTAGCATCTTCGTTAATTACTAAACCTGCTAATTTTCTAAGTCTAATAGATTCTTGTATTAATTCGGTTTTCATTATTATTTTATTTTTACCAAGCTCTACATGACCAATATCTAGCTTTCCACCTAGGTCCTGGATTTTCACAATTATGTCTTGCTCTAAAAGATTTTCTTCGAGCTGGATTGTTCTTTTTAATTTTCATTCCTGGCTCACCAAATCCTACTTTTACTACATTTCCTTTTTCATTTCGTACATATACTGCACGCTTTCTAGGACCTCCTGGAGTATAAAATGGTTTGCCTAATTTTACTTTTCTGCCTTTATATTCAGATTCCTCAATTACCTTGTTATCTTTTTTTTTGACTCGATATATAATTCGGTTGAAGATTCTTTAGGCATTTTCATTTTTTTATCATAATCGCCCATTTTAATTCCTTTTTGTTGACTCTTTTCTCCGAATGCCATCATTTCCAAATCCTTTTCAGTTTGTCTGAAATCTTCAATTTCATTTTCAAACCAATCAGCAGCGATAGCACAAGTATTCATTGCCTGAGCTACATCGTCTTGATCAGCATCTGGGAATTTCTCAAATCCTAAATCGTAAAACTCATCCCATGCATCTTCATCTGCTAAATCTTCCAATTTCTTTTTATTAGAAGTAAACCACTTTGAAATTTCATCATGTAATGAAACTGGCTCTTCTACTGCTTCATTTAAAGATTCTTTAACAATCTTTCTAATAGTAGTACGAATAATATGCTCTTGAATTTTATGATCTAATAAATCAACTACATCTTCTGGTTCCAATGACAATGCTTTATGAAACATTGCATCTGCTTGATCAGCTTCTGCTTCAGCTGCTTTTAATTTTTTTGCCATTGCAATTAATGCTGGCTTTAATTTTTCTCTTTTAGCTGGGTCTGTGGCATTCACAAATGCAGTTTTAAGAGTTAACATATCAGCCTCTGCTTGTTGCATTGCTAACATTTTAGTTTGCAATTTTTCAGTGGCGTTTTTTAATTCTTTTGAAATTTTAGGATCCATTATATTTTATTATTTTTGTAAGTGTGTCATTAACACTCCGCCTATTGCCGAAGCGTGTACTGCTAAATGGTTTATAGACTCCATGTCTAATTTAGTTTTCTTTTTAGTGTAATTTAAACCTAGAGTTCCAATAAATTTACCATCTATTGATTTAATTGCAAATAAATATCCAGATTTACATCCAGTATCTTCTGCAACGTATTTTAATCCATAAGTTGCAACCGAATCGTCTTTAAAATCAGGTATCTCAATTACATCATTTTCTAATAGTTCATTAATTGATTTTGAAAATAAATT